GACGGAGGCGGGGATAATAGTACCGTGTTCTTGGTGCGGTAAAATTCCAGAGATAACGGTTTACAACAGGTGGATAATATACAGATGCGATTGTGGAATAACAAAGGCTTATCCTGGGTATCTCCAGACTAAAAAAAGCCCTGTGCTTGCGTCTGCACCCGAATCGGCTTTAAAAGAATACTATCACAAAGACGCGGACATAGAAGCCCGCCTTGCCTGGAACACCCGCGCGCCGATTCTGAGCGAAAGCGAATTGAAGAAATTGGAGGAAAGTGGTGAGGAAGATTGATAGAAGAATGGAAACCAATTAGCGGTTATGAAGGATTTTACGAGGTAAGCACCCTTGGGAATGTTCGCTCGGTTGATAGATATGTGCGGTCTGGTAATGGGAACATGAGAAAAATACCGAGCAGACCAGTTGCACAGGTGGTTACGCATGGATACAAGGTTGTATGTCTGTCCAAAGAAAACAAGCAGAAATGTATTCGTGTACATAAAATTGTGTGTACTGAGTTTAATGGAACTGGAGCACCGAACGAGGTTGTGAACCACATTGACGGGAACAGGATGAATAATCGGTCCGATAACCTTGAGTGGGTTACACAGAAAGAAAATTGGGAACACGCAATAAGAAACGGACTTGCCGTTCCTACTTATGGAATAAAAGAGGTTGTTTGCTTAAACACGGGAAGAACATATAAGTCTGCGGCAGAAGCCGCCAGAGCGTTTGGAACATGGCCTGGAGTTATCTCAAAGATATGTTTGGGTTATTCGGGTCGGGCGAAACTAACCTTCAAGTGTCGGGAGTTCGCAGCCACACCTAGTCGGAAAAGATAAAGCCACTACCGATGCTCTTTTAAATCCTGTACACTGTAAAGTGCCAACAACCCAGCGGAAAGGAAAAGCGATGAAAGAGCAAAATGGTAATGGCTTTGCACCAAGTATAGCACAAGCCATAGAAGAAATGAAGGCAGAACAGGGAGACTCCTTTTCTTTGGAACGCATCAACTTAGCGGAGTTAGAACGACGAACCGGCGTATCTCGTAGCAGACTGCGCAGACTCAAGAGAAACGGCTTTCAAGACTTGCCTCGCAGCACCAAAGGCAGTAGACATAAGGTCACAAAACTTAGCGGTTATACTGGCCTGTTGGACAGCTTGCTGCGCCAAGGCGTTAAGAATTCCTCTGTCGTATTGGAGCGTTTGAAACAGGCTGGTTTTGAAGGAGGGGCGACCATTGTAAAAGAGTATATTGCCGCGCACAAACACCTGATTCCGGCCAGACGCCAGTTGGTTGCGCCGCAGGGAAATCGTGGCCGCCGGTACGTCACAAAGCCCGGTGAAGCCTACCAGATGGACTGGGGATTCGCGGATGTTCTGGATTACAACAGTCAGACCTACCGCGTTGCCTGCTTTGCCATGATCTGCCACCACTGCGGCCAGCGGTATATTGAGTTCTTCCCCAATGCCCGGCAAGAAAACCTGTTTATTGGGATGATCCATGCTTTCCAGTACATGGGGGTTCCGAGATTTGTGTTAACCGACAATATGAAGAGTGTCGTGCTGCACCGGGATCTGGAGGGACATCCAGTCTGGCAGAAAGACTATGAAACCTTTATGCAAGCCCTGGCCTTCGAGACAAAACTTTGCAAGCCACGGCATCCCTTTACCAAGGGCAAGGTGGAGCGGTTGGTTCGCTTTGTGAAAGACAATTTCCTGACTGACCGAGTATTCTGCGATCTTACAGATCTGAATTGGCAGGCGCTGGAATGGTGCAACAAACAGAACGGAACATACCGCCGTACTGTGGATGGTGCGCCTCAAAAGATTCACGAAACTGTATGCGGAGAACAGCTGCGTATGGTGCCGGAGGATGCCGTCCGATTCTATCTCTGTCCAGAAAGAAAGATCTCCTTTGACGGCTTTGTAAATTACGAGGGCAGGCGTTTCGGTGTACCCTACAGCTATCCTGGCGCAACAGCGAGAGTAGAGCGCAGCGGTGATTTATTGCGCATCTATTCTGCTGATCTGAAGGTACTGCTGGCTACACATACCGTTACCTGGAGCCGCACCGACAGTTTCTGTGAAGGACAGTACGAATCCTTGGCACAGCCAGAAGAATTTCCCACAGCGCCTGTACAAACGCAGATTTTTCAGTTACCAAAACCCTCTCAGGATCTCTCCTTTGCCAAATTCGATTTTGACAAGGAGGACCAGGTATGAAGGAAACAATCTTTGAGCAGGTGGCGTCCGCTGCTTCTGTTTTGAAGCTGGATCTTTCCGCTGAGGAATTCGCGCTGTTCGCAGAAGACCGGGAATTCTCGGAAGCGGGAATGGAGGCTGTACAGATGCTGCTCGGCTATCTCAGCGAAAAGAAACAGCAGACCACCATTCAGACCTTATTGAAGATGAGTCGTCTTCCTACAAAAGCACCCAAGACCTTTGAGAATTTTGACTTTTCGCTACTCAAAGGAAAAGACGTGGAACGCCTGAAGGTTTTGTCCTCCTTGAACGCCATCTACTCTCACCGCAACCTGGCCTTTATTGGCCCGGCAGGCACAGGCAAAACGCATCTGGCTCAGGCTTTCGGATACGCCTGCTGCCAGCATGGCTTGAAAACCTACTTTATTAAGGCATCTGAACTCCGGGACCGATTCACGGCAGCCAGACGTTCTGGAAAAACCGATTCCTGTCTCAACGGCCTTGTGCGCCCCTCTTGTCTGATTATTGACGAGATTGGCCACTGTGCCTTCGACAAGGAGAATACGAGGCTGTTCTTTGACCTGATTGACCGGCGCTACAACAAAGAAGGTAGTTTCAATATGATCTTCACCAGCAACAAGAACCCGGCCCTCTGGCGCGAGGATTTCGAGGAAGACGCTACCTTGCTGTGTACGCTGGACCGCATCTTTGACGATGCCACTGTATTTAAGCTGCATGGTGAAAGTTTCCGCGGAAAGAAACTGGAAACCGTCTCACTGCAAACTGGCAGGGTACCTACAGTTGAGCCGGCAGTAACGAAAGAATAACTAATCTATGAGTGCTGGGTTGTTGGCACTCTTTTTGTTTATTCTACTGGCTCTGTCAACGCCGACAAAAATTGGTTAAATACTCCCGACAAAATATGGTCGCGATCTCCCGGCGCCAACACAGCCGGAGGACCTTCCCGGCTGGGCCAAGCATGGCCTTACTGCGATTCAGCAGGAACAGGCCAAAAAGAAAACGACGAAGGAGCGTGAACGATGATGGATTACAGAGAAAACGCCGGGTATGTCATTACGGATTCCTGTCATGTGGGCGACAGCGAATTTGTGTTGGGCGTTCATTTGACAGCGCCCCAGCAGTTTGTCACCTGGAAATGCAGTAACCGGACGGACTACGATTGGGGCCACTATTTCAGCGACCTGTTTTCCGCACAGAAGGATTTGGTGGCGCGGGCGCAGGAGGAGGTGCAGTGTCTGGAGGAACAGCGGCAAAACACCATTGTGCCGGAGGCTCCGCCCTATTCCCCATGGGGCAAAGTCCAGGAGTGCGAAACGCTCTGCCCTGGCGTTTATTCCGTTTCTACCCCAGGGCATGGCGGTATTATGGTGCGCCGGGAGCTGGCGGAAAAGGTATTCCGAAAAGAAGCGATGGGCTGTGGATTTATAGAGGGCGGCTATCTCTGCTTTGAGGAGGACTGCGACGCGCAGGTAGCTCTCCGGGAGTTGATGGATAAAAAGATGATCCAGGCTCCGGTGAACGAGCACTTTGGTCCCGGAGTATATGAGGCTGTTATCAATAGTAGTGTACAAATTCACCATCTCGAATATTGGCAGGCACGGGAAAAGGCCATATCGGAGCAAAACCGACAAGCGAAAAAGAAAGGACGTGAGCGATGATGGAATTGAAAATTACCAGCATGACCCCGGCGGATCGCTTGTATGCGTACAACCAGAGCAGCCAGCTTGAAGGGCAAACCGGCTGTATCGGCCATCTGCGCGGGGATTTTGGCAGCGGCCAAGAGTTTTACACTTCCTGGTTCGACCACCGAAGTGAATACAAGACGGACGAGTTTAAGGCGGAGCTTGATGAGGTGGTCAACACTCTGCGGGAGAAGAATGGGCTGCTCTGTACCCGTGACAGCATGACCAGGTTTTGCTATCAGAACCCGGAGGCTGAGTTTGAGGGAAACTACTGCGCCGAGTACGGTTTTAAGGTGCAGACGCCGCAGCACACCTATATGCTCCGGTGCAATCCCAATTATGGAGACTACAACTTTTACCTCTACGCCTACGTTGCCCGATTCCTGGAACACCACATGGAAAAGGCCAAACAGGGTATCCGGTTTATCACGCCCGGCTACAAGGAGCTGTTCCGCATTCCCGACGGCGACCACATCCGCATTTTCACGGGCGGCGGAGAACCCCGCGACCGCACCTGCCGGTTCATCGACGAAACCCATTTTGAAACCAGCGGCGGGTATTCCAGCGCCCTGTATCATATTTGCGAATTTGCGGAGCGATTGGAGCAAACTCACGGGAGCGTGATCCCGCTGCGTTCTTCTCTGCCGGTGCAGTGTTTTAGTGTACTGCCCTCATCCGGGGAGCTGATTCTTCTGACCAGGGGCGAAAAAGGCTACAGCCCTTGCTATGATTTTTCAACTCCTGACGCTCAACAGAACCGAGAGTTTGCAGACGACCGCAATGTGAAGAATGGCGTTACCAAAGCACAGGAGGCCGCCATGCTTGCCGGCTCCATGCTTGGCTGGCAGACTCCCGCCGCCGAACCCAGAAAATATGCACAGCAGGGGCCGCCTCTCAAGCCCAGGCAAAAAGATCGAGGTGAAGCCCGATGAAGGAGGAAAGACACGTTATCTGGAGCAATTATGGCCTGGACTATGAGGATTGGCGGGACGATCTGGAGGCAGAATACCCGGATTTATCCGAAAATGAGCGCATTTCCTTGATGTATGAAATCAATGGGGATTACCTGGATGATGAACGCGCTAACCTCAATGTGCAGCTCTCCCAGCCGATTTTAGTCGTAGGCGACCTGGGCCTGTGGAATGGGCGGCGCATGGGATATAAGGAAATCCCCAGCGGCAACATCCGGGACTGCCTGTATTCCGATACGGATTATTCCACCTGGTATGTGGACAGGCTGGGCGATCTGCGGTGCGACGCCATCCACCATGATGGCACGAACTTTTACCTCTACCGCGTTTACAAGGACAGCGCCAGCCCTTCTCAAATTGAACTGCTGAAAGAAAAACTATATCGCGGCATTGCAACCCGCGCCGATATTACGAGAGTGACCCGCAGGCTGGGCGACGACATCGCCAAAGTCTACGGGTTTTCCATTCCCCGGCAGCGGCAGGCCGTCGCCATGGAAAGATGAGGTGATAAAAATGGCGTCTTTACCGCCCGTAAAACTGGATACGCATGAGGACTGGTTCAACTTGCTGATGACGGTTCTCCATCAGCAGGCGGAACAGAACCCCTATGAAGAATACCGGGAGATGGCTCAAAAGCTGATCGACCAGTTTATGCGCTATGGGAGGCCCTTTGTTGACAGTGACCATGCGCCCTGCGTGGCGCTTCGGATGTACCCGAAGGAGGCCGGAAATACCATCTGGCTGTTGCTGCTCTCCCTGTGCAATCAATATGACCCGGATAAGGATTACAGCGCAGAACTGAAAGCTGCAAAAAAAGAATAAGAAAAGGAGGGGCAACCGATGGCGATACGATATAAAGCCTTGACGGAGCTGTATCTGGAAACGCAGCGCAGCGTGACAGCTCCCGACCAGTGGCGGGCGTTTCTGGCTTCTGCCTGCCGCAACTACCGGCTTTCTTTCGATGAACAACTGCTTGTCTACGCCCAGCGCCCAGACGCCACCGCCGTCCTGGAGATCGAGCGATGGAACCGGCAATTTGGGCGCTGGGTAAACCGGGGCGCAAACGGCATTGCCGTTTTTGATGGGGAGCACAATGGCAAGCTCCGGCTGAAATACTACTTTGATATTTCCGATACCCATGAGGCCCGGTTCCCCCGCCCCGTCCCCCTTTGGACGGTGCGGGAGGAATATGCGCCGGACATCATTGAAACGCTGGAAAACAGCTTTGGAGAGCTGGAGCGCAAGGAGGATTTGGGTGAAGCACTGCTCTCTGCGGCAAAGAACGCCGTGGAGGACAATATGCCCGACTACCTGGCAGAATTGAAAACCCTCACGGAAGGCAGCTTTCTGGAAGAACTGGATGAGCTGAACCTGGAAGTGGAATACCGCAGGGCGGTGCAAAACAGCATTGGATATATGCTGCTGGTGCGCTGCGGCCTTGACCCGTCTGAATACTTTGAGGATGAGGATTTTCGGGATGTGCTGAATTTCAACACTCCACAGACCCTGAACGCTTTGGGCGTGGCCACCGGGGACATCTCCCAGATGTGCCTTTCCGCCATTTCCCGCACGGTCCTTGCCCTGCAAAGACAGCCCCAAAAAGAAAATCGCACATTTGAACCCCAGCAGAAAAACCAGTATGCTGTAACTGAACAGGAAAACACACAGCCGGAAAGGAGTTTTGAATATGACCGAGATCACTTACACCAGGCAGGGCGACTACAATCTGCCGAACCTTCTGCCGCCCCAGGAGGAGCCGGTTCCCCATGGGAAATACGCATTGCTTCGGAAGAAGTTCCTCAAGGAGCACCGCAGGGTGACGTACACCAACCTGCTGACCAGCGGCAAGCTGAACAGCCATCTGGCGGAGATCCAGCAGACCGCCCAGCGCCGGATGGAGGAAATCGTGGCGCAGATGGCGAAAGCCGAGGGCGTGACGGAGGAACTGAAAGCCAGCGACCAGATGAAGTGGGTGCAGATGATGAACAACATCCAGAACGCGGCGGAGGAAACCGTGCTGGCGGAACTGATTTACAGCTAATTGATGAACCGGAAGAAAGCGCAGGTGGTGATGAACTGCCTGCGCTTTTGGATGAAAAGCAGATCATGGCCATCATCGCGAACAAAGATGACGGCCTCAAGTACAAAAAACAGCAGATCGAGCTTTTCTTTTCCGTCCACCCGGATGAACAGGAACGGGCGGAATATCTGAAATCCGCCTACCAGGACAGGTACACCGAGATCATCGCAGACGGGCAGCGCCTGGGATATAAGCCCCAGGAGGACGGGCTGCTCATGTGGGAAGGCTCTTACCCATCCCGCACCAGGGAATCGGTGTTTTCCTGGGATATTGTGGCCCAGTGGACTGCCCAGCTCATCGACAAAAAAGAATATTTCATTCAGACGGACATCCCGCAGCTCCTTACCCAGGAGAGCCAGCAGATGTCCCTTTTTGATTTTGCGGCGTTTCAGCAGCCAGCCCAGGCCGAGGGTACGGCCCAACCATCCATTTTCCCTCACCCGGCTCTGCCTCAGCAGGTAATCGACGAGGCGCTGTGCATTGGTGCCAACGACCAGAACAGCCGCCTCATCATCTGCGCCTATTTCAAAAAGGATAAGCCGGACAATGCCAGGTTCCTGGCAGAGCACTATGGAGAGAACGGCGCTGGCTTTTATCTGGATGGCCGACAGTATGCCATCTGGTACAACGCCGAGGGAATCCGCATTGCCCAGGGCGAAAGCGCCCAGCGTTCCAGCGCCACCCTCATCCCCTGGGAACAGGCGGCGGCCCGTATCCGGGAACTGCTGGATTGGGGCC